GATCAGCATCGTCACCTTGATACACAGTTTTTACCTTTCCTTCGGTAATTACTTCCATAAAAAAGAGGGTATTTAACCCCCTTAGTATAACACATGTGTCAATTAAAACCAAACTTTTTTGACAATATTTAGTTCTTTTTATTTAATTTTTAGGTGTCATCCAATATGCTCCGAATGATGTTGCTGAGATTGCTGCGATGATTGCTAGAATTTCCATGGTTCATGACGTATTAGGATAGAACAGGGTACAGCACTCCCCAGCTAAAGAGAGATGCTGCTGTACCAAAAAGTATGGTAGTCATGGTGAAGTTCATAATGGTCTCCATCAGATTACATAATTATATAGATTATACTGTATCACTATGATACACTTCTGTATCAACCGCAGCAAAAGTTAGTTAGGATATCAAAACCATACCTTCTTTTGATGATGTTCAGGAACAATTCTTCCCAAAACAATACTCAGCAACCCATCCTCAAATTCAACTGATCTAACTTCCGTGTCCTCTGCCAGTGTCCAAGATCTGGTGAAAGATCGTTGAGCCATTCCTCTGTGGACATAATTGGTTTCTGATTCGGTATCCTCTTTTTGTCCTTCGACAAAGAGTTTACCGTCTTGTGTGTAGACATTTACTTCTTTCTTTTTAAATCCTGCAAGTGCAAGTTCTAGTCTTGATTCTACTGTGCTGACCGTGACTAGATTAAATGGAGGATAATTCTTCGTTGTTTCGTGGAGATTAAACAACCTATCGAAGTATTCATCCATTCCAATGCTATTCCTATTTATACGTTCCATCAACGCAGGTAGGTCCGCAGCAGTATACCGTGCAAGGTTTCCCATGATTGTAGCTCCTTTAAAAGCGAGTTTGTGTTTTGTGGACCCCGAAGGCATCCATAAGTATATATTAACACAAGACATAAAAAATGGGGTGTTGAACCCCGTAGTTTTTTATTCGGTTATCAGACAGTTGTCTTTGCAACTTCATCGGCACGCATACGGATATCAGTATCTGCTGATTTCATGTAAGATATATAAGCATCAGAACTATAACCAATAGCATGATTATGAGTTTCTGGAAGAGTTGCTTTTAATACTTTTTGACAGTACTCATTGTAGAGAGAAATAAATCGAGAGACATTAACTTCTTCACCCTTAAACTTACCATTACCATAAGTAATAGATGCTTGAGTAATGTCACTCAAAAAACCCATACTCTTATCGCTGCGTTCTTTAAAGACATACTTCATCATGCCATCAAAAGAATCACAGTTATTCAGTTCATCAATCTTATCAATAGCAGGTTTAAAAGTCTTTAAAAAGACTACACCTGCAAAAGTAGCATTTCCACCAACTACATCTTCACAATTGTTCTGAGTGAAAGATGTTAGATACTTAGTACCGGCAGTATCATCATGTGCCCTTGCTCTGGCAATATAATTATGAGAAGTAGTTTTAAACTTTGCTAGAGGGTTTGTCTCTGCAATACCAATCGAGAACTGCTCAAGATAATTGTAGAGATTAACTGCGTCGGTTTCTTTAGCAAAGAAAGAAGATGTGAACTTATGCTCCTGACTTTGAGCAGTTCGATCTTGTGCATCAATCGTATGATCAAGAGATTCGATACGAATCATTTCATCAAGATTATCTGTGGAGTGAATTGTGAGTTCAATCGCAACATAAACTTTACCATCACGACAGACAGCATATCGTTTAGTTACTCTATGATTACCCTTAGTAACAACTACTACATATTCCCAATAATCACCATTCCAAACTTTGCGTAGAAATCCAGATAAAATTCCAGCAGCTTTGTGAGAAAAACCTGAACGCTTCTTCAGATTTTTTTTCACATTACCATAGTGAAGTTTTGCCGTGCGATTATATTTGGGGTCGCTCCAACAACTATTAACTTCAACAAGAGCAACAAAAGTTTCATCTGGTTGAGGATTATACTTTTCCAAGTATTCGTCAAGAGTAAGTAGTCCTTTCACTGGACTATCAACACACCCAAGAACCGATAGAAAAGATTTGTATTCTTCAGTATTTTTCGCCTCGTATTGTTCTACGAGATTAAGTAATGCCATGTTGTCTTCCTTTTGTATAAATGTAGGAATTGTGTGAGTGTTTGTCTTGTCTCACAGCGGTATTATAGCAATAAAAAAGCACCCTGTCAAGGGTGCTTGTAAGTTCCGACTTTTGTAGAGACCGCACGAAAGGAGTCTCGTCTCTATTTAGTTGTTTCTTCTTGTGGTTTTACTTTGTTACCAATATTGTATTTTTGTTCAAGGATCCATTCACCTTTATCCTTATAAGCCAAAACTTTAATTTGATTTAGAGGTGCAATATCAACAACTGATTCGTCATTTACAATGGAGATTAATCCCCAATCAGCAAGTAGACGTGTGATGCGATTACGACGTTGAACATCATTTAAAGTAAGGTTTGCATACTTACCATCAAGAGCAAACAACTCTTTAAAGTGAACGATAAAATATCTTCCTTGCTTATGAAGAATATGGCAAGACTGATAGAGTTTCTTTTCCTTACGAGAAGCGACACCAATGCGTGTCAACGTTTCTCTTACTTTCAAAAAATCATCGGGTTCATTAAGAATCACTTCTACCATTTGATCCTGAGACCATTGTACTGTAGGTTCTACCGTGGCAGTCATTTTGTTCCTCCAACGTCAAGTCGTTGTTTAATAAAGTTAATCTGTTCTTTGGTCAGAATTTTCAGAGCTTGTGATGCCTTTTCATTACTATAACCATAGTATTGTTTGACACATTCTAAATCCTGGACTTTATCCTTTCGGAGCCAAGGAGAGAACCTCTTTCGTTTCCTCAGACTATTTAGATAAAATGAATATTGCATATCTTTGTCAAGAAAGTTATACTTATTCATTTCGTTTGCATGTATCACACAGTCCATGTGACCAGATAAACAACGATTGATAATGTATGGAGGATATTCTTTACTATGTTCTGATAGATCTTCTTTATTAAAGTTGATCGAATTAAGCCAGTCTTTGAGTTCCATTATTTAAAAACCGCAGTAACACTAACAATTGTTGCTCCAGGATTACGGGCAAGAGCAACTCGTCTTGCATCTTGATAATCTCTAGCAATTACTTCTTCTTTAAAGACAGTTCCTGCTTTAAACAACTCGACTTGACATTTCATAATTAAAAAGTAAAAGTTCCTTACGTTCTTTTTGCTCACGCATATATTCACCGACTGACCTCATAGTATAGGTCAGGTCAAATTCTCCAGTTTGCCATCCTTTAAATCTATCCTTTACTAACTGAGAAGAATTGTATGATATAAGTTGAGGACCAACAAATCGATCACAAATAGTTGCAAAACTGTCATGATTGAATCCATTGTGCATGCTCCCCTTTTTACCATAAAGATTATCTTTTATATCATATGGGGGATCCAAATAAGTAAAAACATCTTTCCAGTCAGTAAGAAGATTCTCATAAGACTGGTTTGTAATTTTCCAGTTCTCAATTATTTTTGTATATCCTGGAAGTTTTTGAATTCCCCGCATTGAGAAGTTTGAGTTGCTTGCTTGTTTACTGAAGGATGAGGATTCTGTGAGACCAGAAAAAGAACACTTATTAACAATGTAAAAAGCAACAGCACGAGATAGATCAGACATTTCGTTGTTATTCAATATGTCCTTAGAATCTAAAAATAATTCTTTTGCTGATACTGGTTCTGGATGTGTGGACTTTAGATCACACAACCTTTCATAGAGAGCATTACCATCATCCCGAAGAACTCTCCAAAAGTTGTAAAGAGGTTGATATAAATCATTAACCCAAATATCAAGGTGAGGATATTTTTTAGTAACATGAATTGCTACACTACCGCCACCCAAAAAAGGTTCTCTGTATTCCTTACAATTAGATACTTTTAAAAGATATTGATCCATCTTGATACAAGCACGGGACTTTCCCCCAGGATATCTAAGAGGAGTCTTATGAGACTTCATCATACAATTAACTTTTTACTTGGCGTTTGAATGGTAGAGAACATTTGCTCATATTGCTCAACTACATCATCTTGAGTTTCAGAAATATAAACAACATATTTTCGAACTACTTCCAAATCTACGTTTTTACCACTAAGTAAAGGAGCCCATGGTGCAAATCCCATTTGACCTGCAGAAGTAGGGACGGCAACAATAGGATTACGAATAACAATAGAGTTTTCTCTTTCTTCTACAAGGTCAGTGACAACATCTTCACCAGACCACATACGAATAACTTTTACATTCATTAGTAAATACCTTCAGAGCTAATAACAAGTTCAATAGAGTCAATAATATTATTAATACTACTTGACATCATTCTATACCCAGTTCCAACATATAATTGTCCAAATAAAACTGACACGGTTGCAGTTCCCCAAAAAATATAATAGAAATTATGCTTATACTTTTTCCTTTGTTTCATCGTAAGTAATAATAATTTTTTTAGTTATAGTTCCTATATTATCATAGGTAGACGCATATTGCAATGTACCATTCAGGGTTGAAACAATATCATTTAGTTTTTGCTCCACTTCCAAATCCTCAAACTTTTCCATTTTCAAACTCCTTTACTAAACGTTCTGCTTGTTTTTTGTCAATACCACAAGGAGCATTCTTAAGACATCTAATAATACACTCAGTATCACTAATTGTAGGTTTAATTGTAAACCCCCACTTATCAACTTCACCTTCTACAGGTGCTTCGCATGGATCGAATTCATGTGGCATTATTCAATACCTTTAGGAAAGTCTTCAATCTCAGTCA